GCTTGGCAGAAAGCTAATCTTAACTTTACTGAATTATATGATAACCAATTTTCCGGTGATTACGGAGATCTAACAAACGCGCCAACAGTACCAGCCGATTTATTAGATCTTGGTATTTCAGACGGTACTTCTGGGCAAGTTCTTACAACTGACGGCAATGGAACATTTACATTTACCAATGCGACAGGTATTGGATATGGTGATCTTAGTGTAACAGTAGCAGGTGCTGCTAACACTTCAACATTGACATATAATTCTACTAATGGTAATTTTATTTACGTCCCACCACTTTTAACAAGTTATGCAAAAACTGCAGATTTACCAACAAGCATTTTAGATCTTGGTATTTCAGACGGTTCTTCTGGTCAAGTATTAACAACCGATGGGTCTGGTAATTTTTCATTTTCTACGGTTTCAGCAAACGGCTCGAGTGGTGGTACAGGATTGTCTGGCAGATCTTCTAAAGCCGGCACAACAGCTTCTATTGCAAATGATGCATCTGCGAATTTAGATATTGCTGGATTTAAAGGTTATGCGCTTCTAACAATTCAGACTTCGGCTGCGGCATGGGTAAGAATATATGCAAATGCAGCATCAAGAACTGCAGATGCATCTCGCGCTGAAACATCTGATCCAGCACCAGACGCAGGTGTTATTGCAGAAGTAATTACAACCGGTGCTCAAACAATTTTAGTTTCGCCAGGTGTAATTGGATATAATTTAGAAAGTACTCCAACAACTACTATCCCATGCGCTGTAAAAAATAAATCAGGCGGCGCAGCTGCGATTACAGTTACTTTAACCGTTCTTCAATTAGAGGCTTAATATATGTCTGCTCTAAGAGAATGGATTGTTACACTTAAGAATAGAGAAGATCTCGATGATTTCTATGAAGACATGGAAACACCGGGTGGTAATCTGTTTATTCCAAACAGAGCAGTAGAACTCGTTCATAGAAGAGAAATTAGTAGAAATACTCATTATATGCTAACTGATGATGAAGCACAATTAATTGAAGCTGATGATAGAGTTTTAGGTGTTGAATTAGCAGAAGTTTTAATTAAAGGTATTAGACCTAATTATACAATCACAAACGGGTCTTTCGATAAAAGATGGCAAAAAGATGTATCCGACATTAACTGGGGATTACTTCGTCAATCTGAATCTTCTAATAGATCAAATTGGGGAGATAATGGTATTTCTCCAGTAGTTACAGATGATTTAACTATTACAGCATCTGGTAAAAATGTAGATGTTGTTATTTTCGATGGTCACATTGATCCAGATCATCCAGAATTTCAAGTAAATGCAGATGGTACTGGCGGAACAAGAGTTCAACAAATAAACTGGTTTGCGTATGGTGGTTCTGGTACTTATGTTTATGATCGATCAGGTTCATATGTAAACGCTTTAGATGTAGATGACAACAATCATGGTACACACGTAGCTGGAACCGTTGCTGGCAACACACAGGGTTGGGCAAGAGATGCCAACATTTATAATATTAGTCCATATGGCACCAATCCAAATGGCTCTGTAGGTGGTACTAACCAAATGTGGGACTATGTTAGAGCTTGGCATAATGCCAAATCTGTTAATCCTGCAACCGGCAGAAAAAATCCTACAGTTACAAATCATAGTTATGGTGTTTTAATTCCTATTGATACTGTTTCTAGTGTGACATATCGTGGTGTAACATACTCACCAGGTGGTAATTTAAGTAAAGCAGAATTAGATGCTCGTGGATTTTACACGGGTGGAGGTTTTCCAACTGCGGCAATAGAAATTCCATATTATTCTACTGCGTTTAATGCAGATATTTCAGATGCTATTGCCGATGGAATTATTTGTGTATTCGCTGCTGGAAACGAATCTTGGAAACAAGTAAATTCTACTGATCAAGATTATAATAATATATATACAGGATTTTCAAGTTTTTATAGTGCAACATTTAGTAATCTCTATTTACATAGAGGAAACTCTTCAGGCACAGCGTTAGATGCAACAATTAATGTTGGCGCTGTATCAAATAATGTAGATGAAGTAAAAGCTACATTTAGTAATTGCGGATCCCAAGTAGATGTTTATGCGGCTGGTGAAGCAATTCAAAGTAGTCTTTTAACTCCAGCAGCTTATAGTGGTTTATTCGCTGATGTAGATCCTAGAGACAATAATTATTATATTGGTCGTTATCAAGGAACAAGTATGGCTTCACCGCAGGTTTGTGGTATTCTTACTTTATTAGCAGAAAGCTGGCCAAACATGACGCAAGCGGAAGCGCATGCATGGATTATTGATAATGCGAATTCAGGTCAAATGGCAGACAGCGGTACTGATGATCCAAACGATAGAACAAGTCTTCAGTTTGGTCCTAATAGATACGCAAGATGGATTAATCAACGAGCTGAAACAGGTGCATCATTCCCGCAAAAAAACTTTAGACCAAGACCAACGAGTGGTGTAGCTTATCCTCGTACTCGCATTCGCAAAAGGGGTTAAGACTTGTTTATAAATATTAGAAAACATCAGGTGTGAAATGGCAGAGATTTTAACAACAAAATATAAAAATGATAATGTAAGACTTTTTTATCAAGACTTACAAGACAATAACTATTATGTTTTTGTCTCATCAATTGCAACAGACTCTTTGCAAAGAATTGATGCGGTTAATTCTGGTTATCACAAAAATGAATTTTTAGAAAATACTCTTTTTGGTAAAAAAGTATTTAATTCTGATGTAAAATTTATGATTAAATTCTATCCTTGGCAAAAGGATACCATTTATACACAGTATGATGATTCTATTAATTTAGAAGGTACAAATTTTTATGCCGTTGTCGAACCCAATAACAACGACTCTGGTGATTATCGTGTTTATAAATGTTTATCAAATAATAATGGCGAGCCATCAACCACTCCGCCAAACTATAATCCAGTTACTGTAAATCAAATTTATAGAACTGCTGATGGCTATGTTTGGAAATATATGTATGTACTAACTCAACCTGAGTTTGAAGCTTATAATGCTTCTGGTTATATTCCTTTGGTTGGTAATTTTGAAATTGATCCTTCTGCAAATGCTAATAATATTGTAGTTGGTTCAGAAGTAAGTGATATTTTCGTAACAAACTCTATTGATAATGCTGGCTATCCTCATGTAGATTCTGGTATTGTTGCTGGTCCTCCAGGTAATGACGGAACAATTCTTTTAAGATCTGATTTCTTAAATGATATTGCAAACTATTATTCTGGAATGTCTATTTACTGTAATACTCCATCTAACGTTTCATTTGTTTATGAAATTGATACTTATACGTATGACAATACTACAGACCGAGGTACTGTTAAAGTTATTGGTGATCCAAGAGGTGACGGTGTTGTTATTAACTCTACATTTAGAATTGTTCCTACTATTAAAATAGGTGGTGACGGTTCCGGTGCTGTGGCAATTCCAAGAGTTGTTAATGGTACTATTAAATCAATTGAACTATTAGACACAGGTTCTGGTTATAATAATATTACAGCGAGTGTTGTAGATCCATTGTACGATTTTGATCCTGATGATTCTAATTCTTTAGATGTTAGAGCAGTATTAAGACCAATTTTATCTCCTATAGGTTATCATAATTATAATCTTATAGACGAAATGCATTGCCATCATGTTTTACTTTATGGTTATATAACAGAAAGTAATAACAATAATATTGGTAAAACAAATACATACTCGCATATTGGTATTGTTAAAAATCCAACATTTACTGCAGATATTGATACGGGTAATACTGCTTCACCTGATATTTTTGATAACAGATTACAAATTATTACTGATCAATATAATAAAACAACTCAAAACGATAGTTTATATCAATTAGATGTTAATCAGGACTATGTGTTTCGTGCAACAGTACATGAAGTAAGTGCTTCATCTAATACAGTTTATCTTTCTGAATATATGGGACCATATCAAAACTATGGAAATACTGATATATCATTTAACCCTAATTATGACTTGTTTAACTCTACAGGACAAAGAATTGCTATAAATACTCCAGTAGCCAATAATGTTATACAGTCAAGATATGTTCAGAGAACTGGAACAATATACTTTATGGAAGACTTCTTCCCGTTAACCAGATCCGAGACTTCAAGAGAAGAATATAAGTTGGTCTTAGAATTTTAAGGAAAAAAGATAGATGCCTATTAATACAGACTTAAACATTGCGCCGTATTTCGACGATTTTGATGTTGAAAAACAGTTTTATAAAATTCTGTTTAAGCCAGCTTATGCGGTTCAAGCAAGAGAGTTAACCCAGCTCCAAACTATTCTTCAAAATCAAATTGAGCAATTTGGTGATAATATTTACCAAGAAGGTAGTATTATTAAAGGTTGCAACTTCACAAATCTTGATGGTTTAGAATATGTAAAGCTTGTTGACAAAAGCGGCTTTGATGTTACAACATTTATTTCCGGACCTGATACAGATATTATTAGTGGTGTTGAAACAGAAATTGATGTGGTATATGAACTTGTTGGTACTCAATCTGGACTAACAGCATCTGTTATTTCTGCAACAAGAGGTTTTGAAACCCGTCCACCAAATCTTAATACTTTCTTTATTAACTATCTAACAACAAATGAAACAAGCGGTTATAAACAATTTATTCCTGGTGAAAACCTAACCATTACTCGTAAAAAGTATAATGGTTCTACACTTTATAGCACAGAAACAAATATTGACAACATTAACGTTACTCTACAATCTCCTGCAACTGGTAAATCTTTTGGTATTCAAGCATCGCAAGGTGTTATTTTCCAAAAAGGACATTTTCTTTTTGCTGATGATCAAACACTCGTCGTTTCAAAATACTCAAATTTACCAAATGATGTATCAGTAGGTTATAGTGTTACAGAATCTTTAGTTACTTCATTACAAGATTCAAGTCTTTATGATAATGCAAATGGTTCTACAAACGAAAATGCTCCGGGTGGTGATAGACTTAAATTAGTTCCAAAACTTGTTTCTCAAGATACAGCAACTGCTGATGTTGATCCAGCTTTCTTCACATTAATTCGTTATCAAAATGGTGAAGCTGTTCAATTGCGCGATGTTTCGCAATTTAATTCTATTGCAGCAGAAATGGCAAAAAGAACTTATGAAGAATCTGGTAATTATATTCTTGACAAATTTAAAGTCGATTTTGATAGAAGAGATGGTGAGCTAACATTATTAGTCGGTAAAGGTATAGCATACGTTAAAGGTTATAGAGTAGAAAATAGCGGTAAAAGAGATTTCTCAATTGGTAATATTGCCAATACTGAAATTCAGCAAAACCAAGCTACAACACTTGACTATGGAAACTATGTAGAAATTACATCACTTAATGGAACAGTAGAATTAGATTATTCTCCAGTTCAACTTCAAAATGCAAGTTCTTCAGTTATTGGTTCTGCTTTTGTTAGAAATATTACACCAACTAGATGCTATTTGAGTGGTGTAAGAATGGCTGGTTCAAACTCATTTGATGATGTTACTAGAATTGTTGGAGATTCTGGAGTTATTGGTATTGCTGCAGGATCTAGATTAAAAGACACATCTAGAGCCCCATTTATTTTCGAAACAGGCACAAAGTATATTAAATCTTTAGATGATATTACTATTCCTGCTCGTGATAGAGCTAGTGTTTCAGTTTCTGGTGGCAGTTTAATTGTAATTAATGCTGCTATTGGCGAAGACTTTGCAATAAATCAAGATGATATTGTCGTTGTAGACGCATCAAATACTTTCATTCCAGTTTCAAGCTGGTCAACAAGTAATAACAATTCCATTCTTACAATTAATCTAGCAATTGCTTCTGATCCAGCAGCTACTGTTTATTATAATAAAAGAATTATATCTTCAACACCGATGAATAAACTTTATGTAGAACCATATGTAAAAATTACATATTCTTCTGCTACAAATCTATATAGCTTAGGTTTTCCAGACGTACATAAAATTTTAGACATTTATGACGCATCTGGTACAAGATTTACTGATAGTTTTAAATTAAATACAAACCAAACAGATCAGTTCTATGATATTTCATATATGGAATATATTCAAGGGCGCCCACAACCTGCAAACGGTGTATTAACAGTTAAACTTGGTGTATTCCAAATTAACTCATCTACAGGTGAAAGATACTTTACAATTGATAGTTATCCAATTGATGATGTATCAAGTACTTTACCTGCAGGTAAAATTCGTTCTTCAGATCTTGATACTTATAAAGGTTTAAATGGTACTAATTATGTTCTTAGAGAATCAGTAGACTTTAGACCATATGTTGACAAAGATTCAAATGTAAATTATACTGATACATCTGCTTCTGCAGCGGGTACTATTGTTGCTGCAGTAGGTTCAACTGCAAGAACATTTAGTGCTACAGATTATATAATTCCACCAGTGCAATCTAATATGCTATCAGATATAGAATATTATCTAGCAAGAATCGATGTGGTTACCGTTGATTCATTTGGAGGTATAAATTTAGTAGCAGGTGTAGAAGATGCAACTCCTGCAGCTCCAAGAGTTTCAAACGATGAAATGATTGTTGCTGAAATTTTTGTTCCTGGTTACCCAGTTTTAAGCCCACAAGAAGCGGCATCACAAAATAGACCCGCGTATGCAGTGAGAGCTAAACCAAAAGGTACTCACAACTATACAATGCGTGATATTGAAAAATTAGAACAGCGCATTGAAGGAATGGAATATTATATCAGCCTTAATCAGCTAGAACAACAAACAGAAAATATGCTTATTCTAGATGAAAACGGGTTGACAAGATTTAAAAATGGTTATATAGTAGATCCATTTAATGATTCTAATTTTGCTAATTTAGATAATCCAAATTATAAAGCTGCTATCCATTTCGATAAGAGCATTCTTACACCTGCATTAAATACATTCCCGCTCGATTTAAAATATAAATCCGGTTCTAGTGTATCTATTTTCCCAAGTACAAATAATGCTGAAATTGCAACATTAAGTAGAAATGCTAATGTTAAATTACTGGGTCAGCCATATGCAACAAACTTTAGAAACTGTGTAAGTAATTTCTGGAAATATAATGGATCTGCATTTATTTGGCCGGAGCAAGATATGTTACCATCTGTAACAGAAAATCCGACTCCTGTAAATATTGATATTACACAAGTGTTCCAAGATTTAAATGAAGCGTTTCCTATAACTGGTGTTAATTGGTCTGGTGTTGTACAAGATGGTGCTTCATCTACTGTTAGAAGAGGAAATCAGAGAACTACAACAACCACACGATTTGAAACTGGAGTTAGAACTTCATTAAATGTAAACGACGGGGCTGTAAACTCTGTTGGAGACTTTGTAACTAATTTTGAATTTCAGCCGTTTATGAGATCTAGAGATATTAAAATTTATGTTAGTGGTTTAAGACCGAATACAAGACATTATTTCTGGTTTGATAAAAAAGATATTAATGCACATGTTTGGCCTGGTACTAGTGCAACAACTCAAAGAGATGTTCAAAAAAATGGAGTTGCCGGTGGCGCTGTAAATACTGATGGAAATGGTATCCTAACAGCAGTATTTACAATTCCAGAAGGTACATTTTATGTAGGTGATAGACTTCTACAAATTGCGGACGTAAATCAATTATCAAGCATTGATTCTGCAGCAACATCATTAGCTTCAATTACATATCATGCCTATAATATGTCTTTTGAAAAAACAACTATTACTACAAGAACTCCTGAATTTACTACTACAACAAATAATACTACAAGAAATCTTCCAGCTAGAGTAACAACTGTTGTTGAAGATGATGGGCGAGATCGTGGTGACCCGTTAGCTCAAACTTTCTTTATTAAGAAAGGTATGGGTAAAGGTTCTAACTCTGTGTTTATTTCTAAAATTGATCTGTTCTTTAAAAGAAAAAGTGACATTAATGGCGTAACTATTACACTTAGAGAAGTACAAAATGGTTATCCATCTGGTATTATTCTTCCTTTCTCTAAAAAACATCTTGAGTCTTCGGATGTAAATATTTCTGATGATGCAACTGCAGTAACCGAAGTCTTCTTTGATGCTCCTGTTAGAATGGATATTGAAAAAGAATATGCCGTTGTGATTATGCCAGACGCGAATGATCCAAATTATTTACACTTTACTTCTAAGGTCGGTGGAACAGACTTAACAACAGGTCCTACACAAGGACAAGCTGTTGTTCAAGACTGGGGCGATGGTGTTCTATTTACGTCAACAAATAATAGAGCTTGGCAATCTGTTCAAGATGAAGATATTAAATTTAATCTTTATAGACACGAGTTTAATGCAGTAGCAGGTAGTGTTACACTTACAAATGAAGATCATGAGTTTTTCACATTAAGTGATTGGACAGGTAGATTCCAACAAGAAGAATTTGTTTACAAAGAAACAGCAACTGGTTATATCGTAAGCGTTTCACAAGGTTCAAATATTGTAACACAAACAGGTAATGACTTTAACGTCGATTATGCTGCAGGTGACTATATTCTTATTGAAAACAGCGGAGCAACACTATCTGATATCTTTAAAATCGCGTCAGTAGATAGTTCTACACAAATGACATTAACAAAAACTTGTTCATTTAATGGATCCAATGGTACTGGTACACCAATTGTTGCGGGTAAAATTTCTCATTATAATAAATTTAACAGAGCAGAAATGCATTTAAAACAAAGTTCTGCTACCGCTTCTAAAAAGTTTTCTGCCGGTGATACAATTTATGGATTCACGAGTGGTGTTGAAGGAACAATTGGAACCGTTGATAACATTAATTTAAGTTATGTTCAACCTTTTGTACAAAAAGCAAACGATTCTATATCAAAAACTACAATATCTGGATACTTTAATGATCCTGCAAATTCATTAAATAATTATACAATGCCAATGAGATTTGGTGATAATAACGCTTTCACTAATAAAGGTGTAACTGTTTATAGTAAGTCTAATAATCTTCTTGGAACATATCCATTTGATATTATTGTTAATATGTCTAATGGTAGTAACTCAACTTCAACACCTGTTGTTGATTTAGACCTTTCTGCGCTATTAGCATACCAATTTAAAGTTACAGATTCTTCAGCAACATCATCTAGATATATTTCTAAAACAGTAGAATTAGTAGAAGATTTAGATGCTGAAGATATGCAAGTAACATTAACTGGTCATAGACCAAATGGTACAGAAATTAAAGTATATATCAAGCCACAACATGCACAAGATAGTGCAGCATTTGATACAATTGATTGGATAGAATTAGAACTATTTGAAGGTACAAATACTTATACATCTGCTGTTAATACAGAAGATTATAGAGAATACAAATATAGAGTAGCAGAAGCTAATAAAGATGGAAGTGGTGTAATTGAGTATACAAGCACAGAAGGTACTTTCTCATCTTACAGAAAATTTGCTATTAAGATTGAATTATTGGCAGATAATATTTGGGTTGTTCCAACAGTAAAAGATTATAGAGGAATTGCATTGACATGATTAATACTTTAGCAAGAGATCCGAAAACACAAGCTGTTGTAAACACTGATGTTGCAGCTCTTAATAAATATAAACAAGAAAGAGCTTTGTACAAAAAAGTAAATGCTCTTGCTAAAGAATTAGAAGAAATGAAGATTTGTTTATTAAACGTCTGTGATCGATTAGATAGAATAGAGAGCAAATAAATGTCCAAGCCAAGTATTTCAAATATTGCAACAACTCAAACATTTCAAAACTGGTTAGATAAAACCAATGAAATGGTTGATATTATGCGCGATTCAGTTGTCACTGCTTCTGTAACCGGTGATACTACGACTGGCGACGCTACTATTCTTGGTGAATTTACTGCAAACACTATTACAGCATATGATGAATTTTTTGTTGATGATCTTTCTGCAAGAACAAATGGTGGGATTATTGATTCTGCTTCGCCAATTAGAATTACAAGTGCTGCAAATAAAGTTGTAGAAACTTATGTATTTGCCGCCAGCGGACCAAACACTAGATATACAAATAACGTTTTATCTTGGGATATCGGTCCTGATAATAATGTAGATTTTAACTTTCTTATTAAGCAAGGCGGTAGTACTCAATTCCAACTTTCACCAGCAGGTGTTTTAACCGTACCAAGTTTAACGGTTACTACAGATATTAACTTCCCAACTAATGCAAATGGTGATGTTACGGGTGTTCTTAGTGCAGCTAATGGTACATTCACAGATACATTAACAGCAAATATTATTAATGCTACACAAATTAATAGTGATGATATTAGAGGTAAATTTACTGGAGATGTTTATCACCCAGCTGCAACCGGTGGTAATGGTGCTGGTAAAGTTTTAGAAAATGGTGGTCCAAATGCTGCAGTTCCTGCAACATTTTATGGTAACGTTAATGGTACTGTGAGTTCTCTTACAAACCATACTACAAATACTCTAAACGAAGGTACAGATAATAGAGTTGGTGAATCTTCGCCAGGAGCAAGAGATGGTGGTAACAATCTTTATTTTACTACTACTCGCGCAAGAAATTCTTTATCAGGTGGAACCGGCGTAACTTATAATGCAACAAGTGGTACTATTTCTATCGGACAAAGTGTTGGAACTGGTGCTACTGTAACATTTGGCGGTGTAAATGTCAATGGTGCAATTGTTGCAACCGGTGATATCACTGCGTTTGGTACCATTTCAGATGTTACTATGAAAGAAAATATTACACCTATTGATAATGCATTAGAAAAAGTTTCACAACTTGGTGGATACTTGTTTAACTATAAAGGTGATGATCGTCAAATGACCGGTGTTATGGCGCAAGAACTTAAAGATGTACTTCCTGGTGTTGTTTATGAAACAACAGATCCAAATAATCCTGATAATACCATCTATGCAGTAAGGCATGGTAATATTATAGGACTTCTTATTGAAGCAATCAAGGAATTACAAGCCAAAGTGGAGAAATAAATCATGGCGGTAAAAACCTCCGGGCCACTTAGCTTCCAGGATATTGTAAATGAGTTTGGCGGAACTGGTGCGGCTCCACTTTCCGATTATTATCGTGGTGGTCCTTATGTACCTAATACAAATGCCAATAAAGCAGTTGGTCTTGCTGGCCAACCAATAAAACTTAGTCAGTTTTATGGCACTCGCAAAGAAATTCTTATTACTTTTGTAAGTATGTATGGCGGCGGCGGTGCTGGTGGTAACGGCATGGCCGATGGTAATGGTTCTGGCAGAAACAATCCTGGCGCTTCAACCTATTTTAGAGTACTCGGATCTACTACAGATTTAAAAGCATCTAGTGGTGGTCTTGGTGGTAGTCACGGCGCGCAAGGTGCAATTACTGGTGGTGGTGGCGGAAATTCTCCAATTACAAGTAATGGCGGTGGCGCAGGTGGTGGACCAAACTCTGGTGGTGGTAATGCTACTTGGGGAAGATGGGGCGCCGGCGGTGGCGGCGGTGGTGGTGATGATGGATCCACAAGTTATCTAAACCTTTACGGTTCAGACGCTGCTGGTAATGCCGGTGTTGGCGGTGGTGTTCCTACCATTGCAACTGGAACAATATCGATAGACGTTGAAATAACATATGTAATTCAAGTTGGTGGCGGTGGTGCTCCATCAGCATATGGTAACTATGCAGGCGGCCGTGGTGCACCAGGTTATGCAAGTTTTACATTATCAACAGACAACAACACTACAACATATGAAGCCATAGCAGCTGGAGACGGATCGTCAAATGCGCATTTTACTGACGAAACCCTTTGGTATTTAAGAATAGAAAGAAATGGTACAGTTTACTTTAGTAAAACAGCGCCTTAAGGAGATATTATGAAAAATATTAATCGTTTAAGAGGATTTTATCCAAAGCTAGACGAAGTTTTAGATTGGTTTCCTCATAATAGAATTAAGAGTATTGTTTTTACGCGTCGTGAAGGAGTTCATTCTGTTGCCTTTATTCAACATTTTGCAAAAGGTACAGATGATGAGGCAAATTTTGAAAAAATTTGTCAATACAATTTCCCAGAAGAATGGTATGAAACAGAAAATGGATGGGTGAGTTATGTATGTGCTGATTTAGAAAGTGTTGGCACTAAAAAATTAAGAGTTTATAAAAACCAACCAGACAAAAATCCAAGAGATGGAAGCGCTTGGTGGGAAAATATTGCTTATTATATTGACACTGAAAAAAGACAGGTGTTAGGCACAAAACATTATCTAAGAAATGAAAAAGAACAATGTTATTATATCGACTATTATGATGCAGATAATAATTTAGTTGCAGAAAAGCAAAGAGAAATTGCAGCAACTAAAGAAGATTGGAATGGGCCTGAAGAACTATTTAAAATAGTTGTTGAAGAAAATTTTGGTTATGTGTTCGCAAAAAAAGAAAATAAAGATCAAGCATACTTTGCAGTTCATATCAGTTGATCAACATTCTTTTTTATAAATAATAAGAAAAACACATAAGGGTAGTAGACGCATGTCAAAGATTTCAGAATTAGGTCCAATTAAAGGTGCTAATACCAGAAGTGAAGACCTCTTTGTCATAGTTAACCTGATTCAAGGTGACGACGGTACAAAAAATATTACGAGAAAAGAACTCGTACAAGCTATTCAATATGAAATTTTTGATAGAATTACTATTACCGGCGGTAACATTTCTGGTGTAAGAATCTTCAATTCTACAATTGAAGACAACGTAATGAACCGCAATACATTTAATGACGGTGACATTAACGATTCAGACATCGTAAATGGTACTATGGTAGGTACAGAAATTACTACTGTAACAATTGCCAATTCAGCTATTGACGGTTCAGACTTTAGTAATGGTACTGGTAATAATGACGTATTCACAAATTCAAGAATTGATTATTCCGACTTTAGCAATGGTACTGGTAATAATAACGTCTTTACTAATTCTCAAATTGATGATTCATTATATAACAATGTAACAATTGAGCAAGGTACTGCTAACGGTCTTATCCTTACAAATATTACAATTGATGAACTTATTCTCGAAGATGCTTTTATCTCGAATAGTGAAATCGTTACAACAGATTTCTCAAACGGTAATATTTTTGATACTTCAATCTCTAATTCTGATATTAGAGACACAGATCTTGATAACGTAACAATTACAAATTCTAGATATGCCAATGGTGAAATCTGGGCTACATCAATCTCTAATTCTGATATTAGAGATACAAATCTAGATAATGTAATTATCACAAATTCAGTATTTGCAAATGGTTCTATTCTAGACACATCTGCAAACAATATGACCATTACAAATTCTGATTTCTCAGATGGTACTGGTAATAATAATGTATTTACAAATACAACCGTTCAAGGTAGATTAGAAGATTCTGTAATTGCCAATTCATCGTTTACTGGTACGATGGACGGTGTTATTGCACAAAACTTACAAATTACAAGTTCTTCTGCAGATGGTCTAGACCAAACACAATCTACATTTGATTCTGGTAATATTTCTAGATCAACATTTGAAGATGGTGTTATCGATCAATCCCAACTTGTTGACTTCGACATGGAGCTTCATAAAGTTTGGGAACCAAATATGGATGAAAATTCATATTTTGCAATTAAGAATTCCAAAACTGGCCAAACAGAACGCATCTCATACAAGCAAATGTTTGATGAGATTTCTAAATCTACAGAAAAAGGTCAAAAAGTTTACGTTGCTGCTGATGGTAAAGATGAATATCCTGGTACTATTTTACAACCAGTAAGAACTCTTAAAAGAGCAGCTGCTATAGCTCTTGAAAAAGCAGGCGGCGATTATAACCGCAATGACATCAACAATGCAATTCATATCTCAGTTGGTCCTGGTGTTTATTGGGTCGATGAGCCAGTTGCACTTCCAGATGATTGTGCTCTTACTTCAACAGCAGGTCAGTATGCAACAGTTATCCGTAAAAAGCCAGGTTGGGAAAGAACAAACGGTATTCTAGTTGGTTCTGGTAACTACGTTCAAGGTTTTGCTTACATGGACTTCGAAGTTGATAACTTTGATTATCCAGAAGGTGGTTTTGCTATTGCTTATCGTCCAAATGCACTAATCAGACGTTCTCCATATATTCGTGACTCTTCTCAGCTTTCAAACTTTAACCGTCTTGATGTTGAACCACCACTATCACCATTTAACTCAAAAGGTACAATTGCTGACTTGGGTCAAGAATTTATTATGGAAGTGGGACACTCTGCTCAATCACTATTTGAAGTAGATGATGAAATTACTTTCTCAAGTGGTGCTTCAGGTTTCATTTCATGGATTACCGATATTGATTCTGAACATAAAATTTATGTTCGTAACTTAAAAGGTAATGTAGAACCAGGTGATTTACTATATGCTCAACGTGGTGGTACAGGTCAGGTTAAAGAACTTGGAATTGACGACTTCCCTAACAGACTAGTTGGTCGTGGTGGTGGTTGTGTGCTTTGTGACCGTCGTGTTGTTGATAAAGACTCATTATATGTTTACTGTCTAACATTTGGTTTCACACCTCGTTCTCAAAATGGTATGGGTTATGTCGCAAGAAACGGTGCCGGTATCAACGGTATTGGTTCTCTTTCAATTTTCGTAC